TTTCTCCTGTCTTCTAATACTCATGAATTCTATCATTTTATCCATTACAAGGTAAGCCCTATAACCATTAACTCTCCATCTCCAGGTCGGAGTATGGTGTGGTTTTCTAGTTTTACATGGAAACATCTGACCATTAAACATATCTACAAATTTTTGAAGTGTATCTTTGTCTGTCATCTCAATTGTGCAGGCAAATTCTTTTTTTCTTCCTCTTCCCTTTGACCAAATGCCAAAACTACCTTCTCCATCAAATATTCCAGCTAGAAAAATTAATTTAGACTGAACTGGAAGACTTTCGTATGAGTTTTTTGGTGTACTTTTTAACACTTTTAAACTTCTTTCGCGTTAGTCCTTGTGGGTTTGGCCCTCTTTTAGGTGGTGGACCAGATCGTACACCTCCGCTTAATCCGTTTTTCATTTTGATTGTATTTTTTCTCTAGCTACATCTAATCTTTCATCAGATTGCTCATCTTGTTGAGCTAACTTATCATATTCGTATTCTAGACGTTGTGCAGCTCTCATATTTTCTTGATCAGCTCTAAATTTTGTTTCTTCTGCTTTTCTTTGAAGATCCATAGCTCTTAAATCAATTTCTTGTTGTTTAATTTTAATTAATGGGTCTTCTTTGTTCTGAGCAGCACTTTCAGCTTGAGCTAATTCTTGAGTTATCTGTGCTGCAATCTTTGCGACCTCATTTTCAAACAAAATTTCAAATTGTTGTGGATCTTGTTTTCCTAATTGTACCATTTGTGGATCTTGCATTACCATTTCTTTAACTTGTGCTTTAGCTTTGAAAGAAATGTGATCTGAAATATGTGATTGCAACAATGAATATACTTGTGGATTAATCTGAACCATTCTTGTTTGCATAAATGCTGTGTGAGCAGCAATATGTGCATCGTGATCTTGAAATTCAAACGCTGTAAGCAACTTCATTTGTAATGCACGTGCATTTTCTTTTGCAGGATCTAAAGGTTCTGGTTGTTTTGGTGGTGGTTTTAGAATTTGATCTATAGTTTTTGTTCCAAGGGCTTCGTAAACACGTCTATATGCTTCGTGTAAGTTATGCATCTGTGGATTTGATTGTGCGATTTGCAATTGTGCCTGTGCTAATGTCACTCTTTGTGCCATTGACATAATATTTGGATCTGCAACAGGTAAGATATCGACTCTGTTGTCAAAATCTGCTTGTTTAATTTGTCTTGGGCCACCGTAAACGTCATAAGGATATTCTGGTGGTAGTGATTCACCACAAATTCTAGCTAAAATTTTAAATTCAAGTCTCATTGCATAGTAACAACGTTTGTGAACACCACTCATTACACGTGATCCTCTTTCCATCAACGCCATTGTAGTTCCAACAGCTCTATTTTGAGTGTCGTTACCAACTGCGCTATCTGTAATAGCTGCAAATTTTTGTCCTGCTTGAACAACAAAACCCATAAGATTGTAAAGTGTAGGTGAAGGCTCTGTGAATGGTAAATTAAAAAACTGATCTCTAATATTTCCACCAGGTGCATCTACATCTCTAAACTCTCCTGGTTGAATTGGTTGATCATCATCTCTTACTCTAATACCTCTAGACTTAAACCCTGCTGGTAAATTTTTTAAAGTACCTGCATCAATCAATTGTCTTAATGATTGAGTTGCAGCTTGTGACAAACCACCAATCATGTGAGTCAAACCAAAACCATAAAAACCTAGTCCTGGTAAAAATTTGTAATGCACAAAATATTCAACTCTTGAATAGCTTAAATCACCTGGTTTGTAGTTTCTATAAATAGATAAAACTTCTCCACTACCTTCATCAATAGTTACAATGTATGGAATTTTAATTTTCTTAGCTTTGTCATCAAAATCTTCATAGTCATCTAGATTTAAATCTACATGCATTTCAAGTATTGTATTTAAATAATCTGAACTATTACCTTTGACACCTTCTAGTTCATTTAATTTTTTCTGTACTGAATCTGGTTCTGAACTACTGTCAATTAATTCTACATCTCTATAAAATCCTGCAGCCATTTTTTTAGTAACCTCATTCTGTGTCATTTTAATAACGTGAGTAATTCTTTCACAGTCTTTTAAATCAGATGCGTAGTAAGGAACTACTAAATCTTCTGCTGGAATAAATTTAGATACAGGTCTATCTAGCAATGCATCGTAATAAACTTTTTTAAATGTTGATCCTGATAAGGGTAGATAAAATAACATCTGATCCATGTCGGTCGTGTAATCGTCCATCTCCTCCATCAGAAGGTAATTCATATAATCTTTAACTCTATCTGCTTGTTGTTCGGTAGCCGGTGTCTGTAAGCCAACAACCTGTGTTCTTACAGGGCCATCAGAAGGTACGAGTTCTTTGTATGCTTGTGCTTGGAATTGTGTGACAGACTCAGCTAATAAGGGATGAGTGACACCGGAAGCACCTTTAAATGGTTTTGTTACTTCCTGGTACTTAGTTCCTAATAAATCTAAACCTTTTATATAAGCATCTTCCCATTCTTTTCTAGATGTCTTATCTTTTTTGTATTCTTCAATAAGTTCCATGGCCATGTCCTTAAGCTCTCGCTCGTCCATTTCATCGGCTAAGTTTGCATTGAAATCGTCTTCAGGTCTTTCTTCAGGAACTACTTCTTCCCCCTCAACTTGTACGTCAATTGGAAGACCCTCAGGTTGTTCGATTTCCTCTTCTGCTAATTCCTCTGTTACTTTTTCTACTGCCATGATTGATTGTACCTTATTGGTTTAAACATATCCACCACAAGTCCACCTTTAGACTTATATGTTTTTTGTGTATTTCTCATTAACGGAACTACCTTAATAGCATACGCATCGAAATACAAGCGTGGATCTCCTTCTGGAATATTCTTAGTTCCTTTTTCAGGATTCATACCAGAATTAACGTGGTAGCTACTTTTAATTTCTTTTCCTTTTAACGGGTGATCTTTAGGATATTTAAAAGTATCTGAACTAACATTTTTATATGGTTTTGTTGGATCCGATAAAGATATTTTTGTTGGCCCTGCTTGTGATCCGTAGAACCTAGCATTCTTAGACATTACATCTGGAATAACTGCTTTACCTTTTTTACCTATACCTTTACCATTAGCGTAACCATAAAATCTTTCGTTACCCGCTTTGTACCCTTGTCTGAAACTTACTTTGTCAAACGGGGCAACGGCTACGTAATCAACATTCTCACGTGCAGCCTTCTGCATCAAATATTTAATTGCATGATCTCCGTATGAATCTGCTTCAACCATTGGAAAGTAATCTTTTTTATCGTCACCGTAAGTATTTCTTCTTGTAGTTAATCTTTTTAATTTTGTATTAATATCTTTCATAGATGCACTAATAGCATTTACTCTACCAAACTCATTGTTTGCTACAGCTTCATCTAAATCTTTAAGCATCTTACCTCGTTGGCCAACAAGCAAATTTAATTCTATGTCAGCATTAAAGGGATTCAGTCTTCTCTCTCCTGATAGTTGTGCGGCTTTAGTCATACTTTTTGCAATACTCTGGTTTACATCAGATTGTATTTCATTAATCATAAATACTTTTTTACCATCAGGTGTGAACCTTGTATCGAATCTAATATGATAAATATTATTTACATCACCAATCTCATCTACAAAGTGTCCACCTTTATTTCGAAGTGATGCATTAGTTGTTATATCTTCAGGTAATGTAAAGATAGTTTCTCTGTAATCTTTACCACCTTGTAATGTGTAATTAGATTCATTTCCGTATCTAGTTTTATTGTTTTTTAAGGGTCCAACTTTATTATTTACTTCTCCAATAAGTTTGTTTAAAGCCCTTTTTTGATCTATAGGTAATTCACTAGTTGATTTTTTTAAAAACTCATTCATATTATCGAGTTGTGGTCTACTTGGTACGCCATCAGATTGTAGTTGATATTGTAATTCATCAAGGTTTCTTTTTAATGAGTCTGTCCCTCTATATTTTACTTGTAACGCTTGAACATAATTTTTTGCATTTTTATTAGCTACATCAAATGCTTCTTGTGCACCTTTGTTAACACCGAGTTCAATTGGTTTTAATCTATTGATAGGGTTTAGTTTGATCATTGCTCCTACTTCATTAGCATCAAGCTTTAGACCAAATTTCTTTGCTGCATATAACAGGCCACCTGTAAGATCTCCTGCTTCATTAAATACTGCTAAATTAGAATCGAATAATTCTTCTTTGGATACACTAACTTCTTTACCGGCAAAGGGACCTTGATCGTATTTAAATCTTTTTTGTTCACGAACAGTCTTCTGTGCAGGCTTACCAAATATTTTAAAGTTTACTTTTCTAGTAGATGTTAAATGGTCTAGCCACTCATCTGCAGTGTACTTAGATCTACCCATTCTCATAGCCCAGTCATATGTTGATGAACCAAAAGCAGGTGCCATGTCATCACCCATCTGTAGGGGTTTTGTTTTCTTTAAAACTACTGGTGGGTTTT